GGGCGGCCTGGCGCAGCGCGTGCGCGGCAAGATGGCCGAGTCCGTCCAGGCTGGTGAGCCCGACGCAGCGGTCCTGGCCCAGGCCTTCGCCGTCTTCGTGCACCACATCTACGACCAGTTGAAAATCACCGGCAACGGCGGTACCGAGGCCGAGCTGCAAGACGGCCTTAACGAGAATATCCGATCATTCACCTGGCTGCTGGTGGGGCTCGACTCCAATGAGTGAAGATCTCGCCAAGGCGCACATCTCTGGTTATTCCCGAAAGGACGGCGTGTACGTCAAACCCCACGAGCGCGATGACGGCCCAGCCGCAGCACCTGCGCCAGTCCACCATCATCCGAAGCTGGATGAAAAGGGTGAGCTGGTGCATGTGAAGGCGCCCAGCCATTCTTCGGCGCCGAGCACCTGGCACAACCCTGACGCCGTAGCCACGTTCGTTCCTGGCGGTGACGTTCCGATGTCGCTTCACGGCGTGCCGTTCCATGCCTGGCGTGACCACCCGCAGACGCCAGATGGCTGGGACTATGTTGACGGCCAGCTGGAAGACCTGCACGAGCCGGCCTTCCACCTGCCGCCCGGCAAGAAGGCTGCCAGCGGTGTTGTGATCGAAGAGCCCGACGGGCGTGTCTGGCTGATCGCGCCGACCAACCAGTTCGGCGGCTACGAGGCGAGTTTCCCCAAGGGTACCGCCGAACCGAACCTGTCCCTGCAGGCCAACGCCATCAAGGAAGCATTCGAGGAAAGCGGCCTGAAGGTCGAGATCACCGGTATCATTGGCGACTTCTCCCGCACCACGTCCGTCGCCAGGCTGTACCGCGCGAAGCGGGTAGGCGGCACGCCGACGGCCATGGGTTGGGAGAGCCAGGCGGTCCACCTCGTGCCTAAAGGTCATCTCTACGAATACTTGAACATGTGGTCCGACCACAAAGCAGCGGAAAGTATCGGCGCGGGTCCGGCCCCGGCTTTACCTGAGAAGCCAAAGTATTCGTCAGTAGGCGGCAAGCATTCGAAACTATTCTGATTAATCTATAGCCTCATTGCTCAAATATGAGGTACAGTGCTCCCGTCATCAACAATTGAACGGGTGCTTGACCATGTGGATTTGCCTGAATTCTGCATTTTTCTCTATCGTAGACACCAATATTGCCGGCGATAAGCTGCTAGTCCGCGCCCGTCGCAAAGGCGACATCGAGCGCGTCTTCCCTGGCGCCAAGGTCACCCGGACCCCGGGGCGCGATTATCTCTACCGCGCCCCGGTAAGCCGCGAAGATGTGGCCCTGACGATCGCCGATCAGGTGCGCAACATCACCTACGACAATTTCAAGAATTCGGTTCGTGACGACAAATTGCACACAGCCTATTCCGGCTTCTGGCACATCATGTCGCGCGTTCAAGAGATCCCGCCGTACTCGACCACCCGCCGCACCGGTTCGCTGCTGTGAACGCTGTCACTGGCGTTATCCACGGCGAGCTGATCGACGACGCGTCCGAGTTCTTTGCTCCGATGGCGAGCGACCTAATTGACGGCCTGCTGGGCCAGTACAACGTCGCGCGCCGGAATATCGAAGCCATGGCCGCGGCGGTAAGCGATCCCCAGCATGCCAGCGTGCTGCACTACTTCATCAGCGGCAACGTCGAAGAGCAGCGCTACAGCATCCCGTCGACAGTCGAGACCCTGTTCAAGCTGGACGGCGCCGTGGGCCAGCTCAACGGCGACTTCTGGAATAGGGCTCTGCGCCTGACCGACGTCATCGACTACATGCCGCAGAAGCGTCGGGAAGAGTGGCACGAGCAGATCCGGAACCCGCTGGGCCGGAAGAAAAACAAGCACAGCCAGGAAGCTGAGCTGCCGGCGCTGCCAGACTTTGAAGAGGACACCGTGCGCGGTACTCTGTCGGGTCTGCTGGCGAGCCGGCACAAGTTCCTGGCCGAGCGTGTCGACGGCATCTTCCGAGCACTGAGCCGGACCCACGTCACCAACAGGCCGGAAGGCTTCAGCAAGCGCATGATCATCGCGGGCGTGCACAGCTATGGCACCTCCGGCCAGATCAATGACCTGCGTTGCGTCATTGCCAAATTCATGGGCCGCGACGAGCCGAAGCATGGCGCAACCGATCCGGTGATCAAGGCTGCTGGCCGACACAACGGCGAGTGGATGGCGATCGACGGCAATTCGCTGCGCATCCGCGTCTACGGCGGCGTGGGCACCGCGCACCTCGAAGTGCACCCCGAGATGTCGTGGCGCCTGAACGCGATCCTTGCCAGCTTGTACCCGACGGCGATCCCTTCGCAGTTCCGCGAGAAGCCGAAGAGCCGGAAAAAGGTCAAAGACTTCGAGCTGTTCGACAAGCCGCTGCCGCACGCGGTGATCGCAATGCTGGCAGAGATGCGCGACGTCACCGAGCGCCGCATGCCAGAGTGGCCTGAGCGGTATGACAGCGTGCCGATGGCTAAAGTCTTCGGCTATGGCAACCACGATAAAGCCACCCAGGCCGAAGCCGAGAAGGTGCTGGTGGCGATCGGCGCGGTGAAGGTGAAACACTACTGGCAGTTCGACTACTTCCCTGGCGAAGTGCTCGACCAGATCGTGTGCTCAGGCTGCATCCCGGACCACAAAAGCCATCAATTCTACCCGACGCCGGAAGCCGTGGCCCTGGCCGCGATCGAGCTGGCCGACATTCAGCCGGGGCATGTGTGCCTGGAGCCAAGCGCTGGGCAGGGCGGATTGGCGGACCTGATGCCGAAGGGCCTTACCCAGTGCGTGGAGATCAGCGATCTTCACTGCAAGGTGCTGGAAGCCAAGGGGCACAACGTCCACTGTGCCGACTTCCTCAAACTGCCGGCCAACGGTCCATTCGACCGCATCGTGATGAACCCGCCGTTCAGCGAAGGCCGCTGGCAGGCGCATCTTGAGCACGCCACAAGCATGCTCAAGGTCGGTGGCCGGCTGATCGCCATCCTGCCCGACAGTGCGCGCAACATGAAGCCGCTGCCAGGCTTCGAGCACCACTACACGCGCACTTACAAGAACGAGTTTGCTGGCACCGGCATCGGCGTTGTGATCCTGGCGCTGACGCGCATCAATTAAATTTGCTCAAATAAGAGCAATGCGCGTACACTCGAACTACACAAACATCGCCGGGCATGTCCCGGCCAAGGAAACGGAATTGAGCACTGATAAAACTGCATCGTACAAACTGACCCTCAAGGCCGACTCCGGTTACAAGGGCGAGCAGACCGGGCGTATCTCTCCAGAGCAGTACGGCGCCGCATGCCATATTCTCGGTGGCAACGTTTTGCCGGAAGTCGCTCAGATCGAGTGGCTGCAGAAGGCCAACACCCTGCATCGTCAAGTCGACATTCTCTATGTCGTGGTCGGCTATCAGGTGACCGTCACATGGGACGAAAACCCAATTTCCGAAGCGTTCGAAGGTGAAACGGTTTCTGAAGCCATCAGCAAAGCCATGGCCGGCTTCGACCTCGATGCGCATCCTCCTTTTCAGGCCCGCGATATCCATGGGCATGAGCGCCAGATGAACGCACTGGCTACCCAGCGCGACGAACTGATGGCCGATCTTCAGGAAGCTGCCTCGACCCTGCGCCGGTATGAAACCCTGCACCGGGCCAAAGGTACTGACGAAAGCAACGCCAAGGCAGACGTCAACGCCGGGCTCGCCGCGCGCTTCGAAGCGACAATCGCCAAAGCCAAATAACAGAACCATCCCATCCGGCGATGCCGGGTCATTTAGGGCGCCCCACGGGGCGCACTTCCGAGACTACCGCTATGGAATATCTTGCTCGTGTAAATCCGAAATACTTCGCCGCTATGGCGCTGTTTATGGCCAAGCAGGACGTGCGCTACTACCTGAACGGTATCAGCGTCGAGCCGCACCCGGATGGTGGCGCCATCATCGTCGCAACTGACGGGCACCGCCTGGCGGTGATCCATGATCCGGATGGCTGGTGCACTCAACAGATCATCGTCGGCGAGATCAAGAAGCCGCTGCTGGATGCCTGCAAGAAGCGGGCGCGCCGTCATTATCAGGAAGAGGCCCCGGCGGCCCTGTGGATCGGCCAGCACGGCAGCGTGGTAACGCGGCTTCCAGCGGTGCAATCTGGCGAGAAGGCTGAGCACCTGGCCCCGGCGGACCTGTTCGGCGAGCTGTGCCTGTTCAACTGCCGCACGTCGATCGTTGACGGGGTATTCCCGAACTGGCGCAGGCTCTTGAGCATGAAGCGCAATCGCACCGCTGATCCGTTCCCGACAATCAATGCCGGCTACCTCAATGATGTTTCGCTGGCACAAGATATTATCCTCGGCAAAGGGTCTTTTGGCCGAGGCACGTATGTGCGCGGCGTCAGCATTGAAACAGTCGGGGCGAACTGCTCGATCGTTGTCCGCACGCTTGGCAGCGATCTGCACGACCGTTTCGTAGCGCTGATCATGCCGATGCATCAGGATCCAGCCGAGGCCATTCTGCCGTCGTTCCTTCCTCAGGAAGTCGCGCCTACGGTCGAGATGAAAACCACCCTGGATGACCGCCGCGATCCGGCTGTCGTGGCGCGCGAACACGGCTGGAAGGTTGGCACCAAGCTAATCAGTGACGATGCCCATAACCGAGAGATCATACTGATCACTGCGCTTGGCGAAGCCAGCATGCTGGCCAAGTCGATCTATCGCAAAGGCGCGGTAGTCAAGGAGCCCAAAGAAACCAGCTGGACGCTTTCCTGCCGCGACTGGAAGGTGCACCTGTGAGCCGCGTGCCGGGTGCGCCGACCCTGTATCGCGTCTACGACACCATCGGGCCGAGTGGTCTGACGCTCGAATGGCAAGAATTCGTCGTGATCGGCGAGACGCCAAAGTGCTGGTATGTCATTCGCGCAGATCGCGAATATCTTCTGCGCCATGCGAACTACGCGCCCGAGCTGAAACGTCACCGCAAGCGGGTACTGAAAGAGCAGGGTGGCCGCCGCTACTGCTACGCAGACAAGCGCCTGGCGTTGGAGTCCTATCGTGTCCGAAAGCATTGGCAGGCCACGCACGCGAAGATGTCGGCCGCGCGCAGCGAAGCGGGCCTGAAAGCGGCCAAGAAGCTGCTCGCGATCGAGGCAGAGATCGTCCTGCCAGTAACAGCTTCAAGTGCGTACATCCAAAACCTTCGCTGGGGTGAAGACTGATGAGCCCCGACGAGCACCACATCCTGAAACTGAGCAGCCAGAAAGGCCGGCTCTATTACTTCCAGGGAAACTTCTTCCAGCCGATCGATCTGAAGGGCGCCTCGGTCGGCGAAGTGAAGCGCGGCATTCGCGACTTCACGCGCGACAATAAGGCCTTGATCGCGAGCGATCGCGCTGACCCGGCCTATAGGACGCCCATGCAAATGTGCGATGATATGCCCGCCGACGTCGGCAACCACGGGGAGCCCAACTGATGACCATCCAATGGAGCTGCAACAAGCAGCCTAACTTTTATCTTGTCGAAGGGCGCACCGATGATGATCCGCCGGTGTTGCTGTCGAAGACGATCAGCGTCAGAGAGTGGGAAGCCTCGGCGGACCAGCAGGCGCTGTTCGAAGGCGCTATCGCCGCGCTGGAACACGGCCTGAGCAACACGCCTGACCCGGTAGTCGAGCCTGCTGATCCGGGGCCAGATCTCACACCCGCTACTGCCTGATAAAGCCCCGCTTCGGCGGGGCTTTGCGTTGTCGTGACCGCACAATGTCACGATGACAGAACTCAAAGTGCGCCTTCCGGCGCCGCACCCAGCTCAAAAGAAAATCCTCGATCGCTCAAGCCGATTCAATGCCGTGTGCATGGGTGAGGGGGGCGGCAAAACCACGCTCGGCATCGAGGTGCTGATCGCCTCGAAGCGTGGTGTGCTGTCGAGCACCGTGCCGGTCGGTTGGTTTGCCGCAACCCACGAAGGCCTTGAGGATGCCATCCGCTCTGTGGTCCGGGCCATTGCTCCGCTGATCAAGCGCCGCGTGGGTAACCGCAAGCTGGAGCTGACCACTGGCAACAGCATATTCTTCTACTCGATGGACGATCGCCCCGAGATCTTCGAGCAGTTCGGCCTGGTAGTGGTGGACGATGCCCGCAAGGTGCCGAACTTCCTCAGTGCGTTCGAGGATGGGCTTACCGACTCGCTGCAGGCGCACAAGGGCGAGGCGTGGTTCCTGTCCGGCGCCTACGGCAAGAACAACGATTTCTATCGCCTGTACCAGCAGGGCATGACCGATCCTGACTGGTCGTGCTGGCAGTTCGATTCCGAGTGCAACCCGTACCTGACCGACGAGATCAAGGCCGAGATGGCAGCGGTCACCGATCCTGAGTACCGCCAGCGCTTCGGCGCCGAATTCCTTGAGGTCGCACTTGAGCTGACCAAATCCCAGCGCGTGATCGGGCCCGACGAAACCTTCCGCCAGTGGTGCGAGCGCCTGGCCGCCGAAGGGCTCAAGGTCGACGGTCGCGCGTTCCAACTGGCAGACCGGCCTGCGATGGCATGGATCTATGATCAGATCCCCAGCACTGCCGACGAGGCATTCCGCTACGTCCTGGTGCTGATGAAGTGCGCCCAGGTGGGCTTCACGATCATGGAGATGCTGGCGGTGATCTACCTCGGCATCAAATTCCAGCCGGCGACCGTTGGCATGTTCCTGCCCGACATGAACCTGGCCGGCCTGAAGTCAGCTGAGCGCTTCATGCCCATCGTGCGGACCATCCCCGACGTGCACCAGCTGATGACCATGGAAGATCCCAACGGCAACGGGCGCAAGACAGGTGAGGGTAACGTCCGGACGCGGCGCATCTCCGAGGCGATGTTCGTGTTCAGCTGGACATCCGGCCGATCGACGACGGAATCGATCCCGATGGACATTCTGTCGTTCGACGAAGTGCAGGAGATGACCCTGGAGCAGCTGGAGAAGACCCGCGAGCGTCTGTCAGCCAGCCCGATCCGTTTCACGCTGATGGGCAGCACGGCCAACTGGCCGGACGTCGACATCCATCACTGGTACAAAAAAGGAAGCAAGCACCGCTTCCACACTGAGTGCCCGCACTGCCTGGCCGCCAAGCCGCTCGACGACTATTTCCCTGAGTGCATCAAGTACGACAAGGATTCCAACCGGCACCGCTACGTCTGCTTCACTTGCGACGGCTGGATCGATGACACCCAGCGCGGGGAGTGGGTTGCCGAAGAACCCGAGCTGGACCCGCCGATCGACATCGCTATCCCGAAGCGGGACTGGCCACTGCGCATCCGTTCGATCCACTTCCCGCAATTCCTGTCGCCGACCATCTCCGCTGGCGAGATCATCGACGCCTATAACAGCGCCACGGACATGAAGAACTTCTTCAACCGGAAGCTGGGCAAGCCGTACCTCGATCCGAGCCAGGTGCCGGTCACCCTGGAGCACATGGCGAACTGCGCCAAGGTCGGCATGGCCGCCGGCATCGTCTGGAAGTCCAGGGCGAAGGGTGCCTACATGGGCATCGACCAGATGGGCAACTACAACGTCCACGTGATCAAGGAGCGGCTGCCCGATGGGCGCCAGGCTGTGATCCACGTCGAGGAAACCTACAGCGCCGATCCGTTCGCGCGGTCGGCCGAGCTGATGGACATGTACGGCATCGCCGTGTGCGTGGTCGAGATCAACCCAAACTACAACGACGCCAAGAAATTCGCCAACCAGTTCCCCGGCCGCGTCTTCATTTGCAACAGCTTCGGCAGCATGGTCGAGGGCATGATCCAGTGGGGCGACACGCCAAAGCAGAACACGTCAGACCGCCGCACCGACGAAGAGGCCCAGGACCGCTTCACGCTGCGCATGGACCAGTACAAGTGCATGCAGGTGAGCATGTCGCGGTTCACGACCGAAGAGCCGTCCTGCATCTTCCCTGACCCGCAGGGGCTCATTCAGGAAGTGATCGACAAGGGTCAGAAGCAACTGGTGGCCGTGCTGCCACGGGTGTTCCACCACTTCACCAAGACTGCACTGGTTGCTGAAAAGGACGATGAAACGAACGCCTACAAGCGCTCGGTCAAAAAGGTCGGCATCGACCCCCACTTCAGCTACGCGAATATGCTCTGTGACGTCGCGTGGTCGCGCTCACACGGCACGAGCACGTTTATCCTGCCAGATGCTGTGGGTTTGAATCGGGGACGCAAACTTGAGCCTGGAGAGATCCAGGTACCGGGGACGCTGGGCGCTGTGCTTGAGCAGCTGGAGATTTCACGCGAGGACACGTGCGGGAAGTGTTCGAACAGAGATCCGGCAACCGGCCTGTGTTCTGAGGTCATGATGATCACCCGCGCCAGTGACGCAGGGTGCTGGGCGTATAACGCGAAGGGCTAATTCCAGCTCTTGAATTCTGGCGTTTTCTCGAACTTCACCGTGTCGAGAGCAACGTCTGGCTGGGCCGACCCGTACACATTTGGCTGTGCGGCGTCAGTCCAAAGGACCACTTCCCCTTCGCCCTTCGCCCAGCAGGCATGCTTCGCCTTGGACCCGGACACGTAAGCGACCCGTCCGGCGTTGGCTTCGCACTTCGGATCGGGTTTGTCGGTGAGCTGGATCATCATCAGGCGCCCATCGTTATACTTGCCTACGGCTGCAGCGATGATCTTGGGCGGCTGGCTGACTTCTGCGAACTTCGAGTTATGCAGCGTGGTTTCGCGCATGCTGCCATCATCGTAGCTCTTGATGCGCATTCGGATGTTGCCATCGAGCCCAGCCATCCAGCATCCGCTGCCGTATGGGACCAGTCCGCCCTTGGCCGTCTCGATGCTGGCGATCACCAGATTGAGCGACTTTCCCGGCATGTCGCATTCTGCGATCCGGGGCTTGTCCATGGTCAGCTCGAAAACGGCGCTTCCGCCAACGAGCGGCACCCGGGCAACCGAGAACGGGTCTGCCTGGGCAGCGGAGCCAAACGACAATGCGGCGAGCAGGATGAGGGGGCTGATGCTTTTCATGGAGGTATTCCTATCGGGTCGAGACTCCGCTGTCGAGCGGACGTTTGGTCACTGGTTTTTCTTCCATTTTCCGCTGTGGACAGATTTCGGGCCAGGATTGGCGGCGGCGCTGGGCAGCCCGGGTGCTTGTCATTTTACGCAATTTTGATCCTAAAGCCGGGCAGGGCCCGGCGGTGTTGGATGGTTATTCGGCGGCTTGGGCGAGCGCGGGCTGTTCGTCTTCCACCGGCGGCTTGTAGCCGAGCAGTTCGCACAGATCGCGGACAACTTTGGCGAGCATGAGGGTCTGAACTGACGCTTCCTGCTTCCACAGGTAGACCATGTCGTCGCCTTCCTCGGTCTGGATCTCGACGCCGATATCGATCTGTTTGAACAGGAAGTCAGCGGTCAGCTTGAACTCGATTTCATTGGAGATCAGGCCCAGGGCATTGATCGTGAAGCCGGCCTTGATGCGGTCGAGAATGCCTTCGCTGGCCGTTTCCAGATCGGTGAGCTTGTAGCTGACGGACTGGCCCTGCTTGGTCAGGCTGACCTGCTCGCCAAGGGTGAAGCCTTCTGCCTCGAACGCTGCTGCGTCGCCGCTGAGATGGTTCGTCAGGCGAGTGGTGAGCCCGTTCTTGATGTCGCTGATGTTGATGGTTGTGGTCTTCACGCTGCCGACCACGTGGACCAAATTGCCAACCACGATGCTTGCCAGGCGCTTGTTGCTGACCGGCACGATCAGGAGGTTGTCGGCGATGTAATAGAAGGCGGTGATGACTGCCGTCTTGACCAGTGCGGTTTTTGCCAGGGTGGCATGCACG